TTCTTCCCGTTCTTCCCACCATTCTTCCCATTCTTCCCACCGTTCTTCCCGTTCTTCCCGTTCTTCCCACCATTCTTCCCATTCTTCCCACCGTTCTTCCCGTTCTTCCCGTTCTTCCCACCATTCTTCCCATTCTTCCCACCGTTCTTCCCATTCTTCCCAACATTTAGTGGCGGTGCTTGCCCATCATGTACATATTCAAACTGTATTAGATTTGGTGGAATGTGTAACTGCGGATGTATGGTGTAATGATGAAAAGTCGTTATGATATACTTAGTAATAAGAAAAGAGGCAATAAATGAAATATTTATTTTTAACAGAACCAGATAGCAATGGAATTTCAGAAGTTTTTCATTCTGCAATTTTGCTAGAAAGCCTAGCACCTGAAGCAATGGTTTCAAGATGGAATAGTATGACAACTGCCTCAACAATAATTGGACGAGTCTTGGTTAATAAAGAAAATGTTGTAGCAACTGCAATTTGGGATGAAGCAACTGAAAGCCTAACTGTGCCCGAAGGAATCCCAGTAGACTCTATAATTCCTGCAAAAAGTCTTGGGTTTGCATTTTTTGTAGATAACGTCCTTACAGCCTGGATTCAGGGTAAAGAAAATACAATAACTGCTGATAAGTTTAGAGCAGCATTTACCGCACCAGTCAGGGTTCTAAAGGTTGATGATACAGATCCATGGGACATAGGCTATACATACAATGGAACAAGTTTTACTGCACCAGTAGAAAATTAATTAATTTAAAATGACCACTGCTTGGGAAAAATGGAAGCAATCTTTGGGCGAATCAAGGCCATGGCATCTTCTTGATGAAGAGTTAAGAATAACAGATCAAACAAAGATAGATAAAAGAATGGAAATATGTAGGGCATGTCCTAATTTTATTAGTCTTACAACAATGTGCAAAGAGTGCGGGTGCGTAATGAAAGCAAAAACAACTCTTGCAAATGCCGAATGTCCTATTGGAAAATGGCATAAAGAAGAGCGCTAGCCCTTAATATTCTTAAGACTTTTTACTACTATAATGATATAATAGGTATATAACAGAAAGGTTCATATTATGTATGACGAAAATGACAACTACTGGTTTACAAAAGATAGATCAGAAACTGCATCAAATAGAGTTCCAGAAAGACAATTAGACCAAAATGTTAGCGTTGAAAATCTTGGACTAGGTCTGCATGTTTATCACAATACATTTTCATTAAATGACGCAAATAGATATATCGATACTCTTGAATCAAACCTTTCAACTGGCGGTAAATATAGATGGTCTGAAGCACAAGTAACAAATTCTGATGTGCCAATTAAAAAGGCAAGAGATTGCGTAGACTTTAAATACAAGCAAGAAAATCTCGGACCAAAAGATAAAACAAATTCTGAATTAATTGACCTACATGAAGAGATATATCAAAAACTTAAATACTGTATAGATGACTATGCAAAGTACTGGGGAATTAATGTAACCTATTACGAAGCATTTAACTTTGTAAAGTATGAAGGAGCAGGGACTCACTTTAATATTCATGCTGATCATGGACCTGCCTACAATTGCACGGTATCTGCAGTTATTTATATTAACGACGACTATGAGGGCGGAGACTTAAAGTTTCCACGACTAGATAACTTAGTATATAAGCCAAGAGTAGGAGACATAGCAGTCTTCCCATCAAACTATATATATGAACATGCGTCACTTCCTATGGAGTCAGGAACAAAATATTGCGTTGTCATTATGACAGATATCAATGAACTGAGCCACTAGTGGATTCAGAAAAATTCAAGGTAGCAATATTTAGATCATTTAGACCATGGCTAAATAAAGATAGTAAGTCTCTTCCAGGACCTACACAGGGTACTATTCCTGAATGGTATAAAGATGCAGATAGGTTTGCTAAAATGCCAAATGGAGAATACTATAAAGCACCAAAAGAGGTATGCCCTTTTCCTAAAGAAGGGACAACTGATGATTATGGGAAAATTCCTACATGGAAAGCATGTCCTGCAATCATGGATGCATTTTCAACTGGATATGTTTTTAAAACTCCTTGTGATTTAGTATTTTTTAAAAATGCTCAAGGTAATATTGATATTAAAATTGAAGATGCTAAGTATAAAGATTTCTGCACACAAAGACCTCCAATGCCACAATTTGAACATCCAAAAGGATATTACAGGTATCACTTTGCTTGGTCTCCAGATTGGGGCCTAGAGTTACCAGATGGCTACAGTGCTTTATTTATGACACCAATGAATAGGTTTGATCTGCCATTTATGAATACAACTGGAATTGTTGATTCTGATAAGGTTCACCTTCTTGGAAGTTTCCCATTTTTTATTCCAGAAGGATGGGAAGGAACAGTTCCAGCAGGAACCCCGTATCTGCAGGTTCTTCCTTTTAAAAGAGAAAACTGGGAGCACACAACAGAAATTTTAAACCACTCAGACATATATGGTAAAATGGTAGATAACGCAAACTTCTATCGTCAGCCTGATGGCGGGGTATATAAAAATAAAGTTTGGTCACGAAGAGAATATAGATAAGGAATATATCATGCAAACATGGACAGATAAGCAAGACCTTGGCAATGGAATCTTTTGCTACAAGGGTGTAATCAAAAAAGAGATTGATGTTATTAATAGACTAGAGTCTAATCTTAAGCCTGTAGGAGATACCACAGGATATGCTTGGCTACCTGCGTATGTGGGCTACAAGCAGTTAATGCCAGATTATAGAGATTGTAATGATTTTAAGTTTAAGAAAACAGATATAGAGTATGATAAAAGCCCTACAAGTTTAAAACTTCAGGAACTGTGGCAAGATGTATACGACGCACAGGCACCAGCAGTTGAAGACTATTGCAAGATCCACAACATTCATGAACTAAAGTACTGGGAAGCGTTTAACTTTATTAAGTATGGGCCAGGCCAGCACTTCCAAGAGCACCATGACCACGGGTTTTCATACAACTGTACAGTATCATTAGTTGCATACGTTAACGATGATTATGACGGTGGAGAATTAAACTTTAGACTACAGGGCTTGACAGTTAAGCCAGAGGCTGGAGATCTATTCATCTTTCCATCAACTTTTATGTATCCTCATCGTGCAATGCCAGTACACTCAGGAACAAAGTACTCAATAGTTACCATGCTTGACTACAACAAGAAGTTTCACACACCTGAAATGTATGTAGCGGATAAAGATTAATGTACAATATCTCAGTAGAAAAGGCTCCAGGTTGCATATTTGAAATTAGTCCTATGTCTATTAAAAGAGACTGGATGGACGCTACTTCAGAAAACCATGCCTACAGATGCTTTCCAGTAACGCAAGCAAATGTAGTTGGATACAGTCTTTCCTGCAAAGAAGATATAGAGTTTATTTGGGATGGAGTTAATGACCAGACACAGGATAGAGTTACAATCTTTAATCCAGAAAGGGCGTATTCTGGAAGAGGTCAGTCATCAGTAAGTCTAGACACAGGTTTAATATTTAGGACTACAGAAGAACTTAGTATCCTAACTATAAACCCAGTAAACTATTTTAGCGATGACTTTGAAACTATGTCTTCTATGATTAGCACATCCTTTTATGACAACCCCTTGCCATTAGCAATCAAAGCAAAGGCTGCAAATAAAAGAGTTGTCATTAAGGCTGGAACACCAGTTGCAACAATTATTCCAATATCTTTAACTCAATTAAATAACACAGTTATTACTATGACTGATTACAATGATGAAGATAGAAAACGTGTAGAGGCAAATATCTCTTATGGCAAGGCAGCCCAAGTTTTAAATTCAACTGGAGAATGGACAGACTGGTACAGAAATGCAGTTAATGAAAAGCAAGAGTCTCTTGGATCACACGAAGTAAAAACACTGAAACTTATCGTAGAAGACAAAACAAGTCAGGGTAGATAATGGATGAACTAAACCATATACATTTTGACATAGTTAATGATTATGTTAAAAACTCTAAAGAAGGAAAAGTCAGTCACTACATGATAACTGTATCAAGAGATGGTGAGTCTCCTGTAAGATCTATCATATCATTTGACAATATAGTCCAGGCTTTAGAGGGTTACGAGATGTATCAGGACGCAGGGTTTGCAAAAGAATACCTAACAGTTTCAATGTATGAACCATCTGGAAAGATTAATACAAAGGTTTTAAAAAGAAATCATGCAGGAGATCCATCATTTGTAAGGCAAAACTATATTGATACAGTTGAGGCATTACACAAGGTTAAAGATAAGTTAGATAAAAAAGATTATGAAGACCTATGCATTAAGATTGTGACCTCATTTGCAAAAGACAATTGGAGATTTAATGCAGAAAGATTCTTAAAACAACTAGAGATAGAGAGGACATTGTAGGTCAAAACCCTATGATATAATTCAATTATGGACAAAATGGATGCTTCTGTTGTAATTAGAAAGCCGTCACTGACACCTTCTGGTTGGTTCGGCAATGGCAAAGATATGATTGTTGAGTTAGAGAACTTTATGACTCAAGAAGAAATGGATTTTTTAGAAAAGGCTGCAAAGTCTTTAACAATTTGGGATGTAACTCAAAGCCATGTTAACGAAAACGGAACAGTAGTTTATGACTCTGAATACTGGAAAGACCGAGTAGCAACTAGTCCAACTTTAGATAAAAATGATCCAACAATTGCACCAGTAATTGCAGGACTGTTTCAAAGGCTTAAGCCGATAGTTGAAGAGTTCTATAAGGTAAAGGTTACACCTACTGGCACAACTATCGTTAGATGGCTCCCAGGCCAGTTTCAGAACCCTCATGCAGACAAGGAACTACACGAAGGACCAGATGCTGGACTTCCAAACGACTTCCCAAACTATGATCTTTCAAGTCTGTTTTATTTAAATGAAGACTATGAAGGTGGGGAGTTATATTTCCCACTACAAGATGTAAAGTTTAAGCCTAAAAAAGGAGCAGCGTATTTTTTCCCAGGGGATATGAATTATGTTCATGGAGTAACAGAGATTAAAAGCGGTATTAGATACACCTGTCCATTCTTTTGGGAGATTACAGAGCACACAGGAGATAGAAAGCCATGACAGAAAAATTCCTAGAACATGTTGAACTTTATCCAAAAATATTTGTATACAAGAATCTATTTAAAGATATTTCAAAAACACTTGAGATTTTAAAAGATGAAAGTGAAGATGCAATATTTAGTCCTTGGACTAAGTGGTCTCACTTTGGCGAATACATGAATCCGCTATTTAAAGATTATGCACACACCATGAGTATTGAAGAAATTAGGAAGATAAAAACAAAGACAGAAAAAGAAGAAGCACAAAAACTTGCAGTGCTAGAAGTCTTTGAAAACTTTCATTTAGCCACACAAGATTACATACTTAAGAATAATGTTGATTTTGATAAAGAAAAAATCTTAGTAAATCGTGAAGGAGAATCTTTCAATCAGTGGACAACTAATGGCCCAGCAATAGCAAGATATAAGACGGACATGGAAGAACCACTGGCAATGGCATATCATTCTGACTTTGTTAGAGAGCCAATTGTAAGCCCAGGTTATAAATTTGGAATTACCGCTTTAACATATTTTAATGATGACTACGAGGGTGGAGAGATTGACTTTATTGTTGATGGAGAAGCCTATATGTACAAGCCAGAAGCAGGAGACTATTTAATATTTCCATCTGGACATCCAGATATTTTGACTAAAGAAGGCCAAGTATATCTACATGGCGTAATGCCAGCAAAGGGAGAAAAGAAATATATTTCCAGAATGTATTGGATGAAGTATGAGATTGGTGACGATGAGTGGTTTGAGAAAGAGGTTGAATTTGGAAAGGATGTTTGGAAAGATATGCAGCCAGACATTATGCAAAAATTTAGAGATGCTCACCCAAACAAAATGAATGCTGATAAAGAAAAGAGAATAAAATGAACCTAGAAAATAAGAAAAGAATTACAAAGGATATTATTGTTTATGAAAACTTTATTGACGAAGAAACTTGTCAAAAAATGATAGAGGCATTAGATGCTCAGGCAGATAACGGAAAAATCTCTTGGATGCCAATATCATTCTATGAGTCATATTCTTCTGTTCTTCCACAAGACAACGATCAAGAAGTTATTGATGCTGGACTTGATCCAACAATTTTTTCAGATATTGAAAAAGTAATGTATAAAGCAATTGCTTCCGTACATGATTTAGATCCAAAAATAATTTCTAAGATTGGTTACCATACGCAAAAATGGGAGCCAGGAGCATATGCTAGAATTCACTCCGACAACACGGACGAGACAGGAAAGTCTGGAGCATTTACAAGAAGCAGATATGCAGGCTTTCTTTATTTAAATGATAACTTTGAAGGAGGACTTTTAAAGTTTCCAAGTCAAAATTTAGAGATACAACCAAAGGTTGGAATGCTTGCTGTATTTGACGGGGGATTTAACAACATGCACGAAGTATCACTTATCACAAGTGGGGTAAGATATACCATTGGGTCTTTCTGGGATGACAGAGAAGAGTCTGCATATCCACAAGAATTAAGAGATGAATGGGCTGCAGAAATGAAAGAGACTAGAGCCAAGCAAGAAATTGAAAGAGCCGAGTGGCAAGAACTTCTAAAAGAAGGCTGGAAGTTGGATGCTGATGGAAACAAGTACAAGGTAGAGGAAAAGTAAATGGAGGTCTTTTTAAAGAAAGAGTTTGATGATGCAGGATATAATACTGAAGTATTCCATGATGGTATTTTATTTATCAAGGATTTCTTAAAAGACAAAGAACTAGATACTCTCTTAGAAATAATTAACACAACTCCTGACGAAGACTGGTCTATAGAATATACAAAAAACCTTGCTAGATTCTGTATGGAAAAGTTTGGACGAGATGATGTTGATAATTTGGTTGCTGAAGGCAAGTTTGAAATAACCCAGGGATGGGAAGATAAAAATTTAGACATTACGCATAAAGAAATTAGCAGAAAACTTCAGTTAAGACTTGGAGACTTAATATCTTTAGCAGACAACACTCTAGAACTCGCTGGCTTTGGAACGCTGCAAAGAATGCAGCCAGGGGTAGAACTAAAAGCACATACAGATCAGCATACAGACCCATCGATTAAATATGCTGCTATACTGTATATTAACGATGACTATAAGGATGGAACTCTATTCTTTAAGAATAAAGAAAATTCAGACTTAAGGCCAGAACCAGGAACATTACTTCTTTTTCCAGGAAATGAAGAATATGAACACGGGGTTCGTTTTGTAACAGAAGGACCCATTCGCTATGTTACGGTAGGCTTTATAAAAGTTACAGGTTTTTATGAAGAAAATAAATTCTAAGGAGATACAAAATGGACAGAGAAATACTTGAAGAAAAGGTTTACTATTACACAAACGTAATCGAAGACCCAAAGAAACTTGTTGAGGCAATTGAAAATGACAACAAAGATCCTTGGGGCGAATGGATGGCGTGTAGTGGTCAAGAGTATATCTATGGAACAGATAAGAATATTGCTTTAACTCCAGATGCTGACGAAAAAGACAAGTATATTTATGATACTTTGCAAAAAGCATTTGATGACGTAGCAAGAGATTATGCTGCTGCTCACGGAATCACAGATGAGCCAAAACTATTTCCACAGTATCCAATTAAAAAATATAAAGCAGGAACGTTTATGGGCGCACATTTTGATCAGCAAGAGGGAGACGAAAGACTTAAAGTTTCTTTCGTAATGTATCTTAACGATGATTATGAAGGTGGAGAAATTTCTTTTACAATCAGAGATCCAAAGGGTCCTATTCAAGGTCCAACTCCAGATTCAGATTTTGCCAATGCAGATAAATCAGCCTATCAGTTTGCAGTTAAGCCAAAAGCAGGAAGTATTATTGTATTTCCTCCATCACCACCTTACCACCACACAGCACACTTAGTCAAGAGTGGTGAAAAGATTATGGTTCCGCAACACTGGATTCACTAATTCTGTTATTGAATTAGTTTTTAAATAACTCTCAATAATACATTTAGGTAGAGTTTTACTTTTCATAAAACTCTGCTATACTTAAGACTATTCCGTTTTTGAAAGGACGATACACATGTCAGATTTTTTTAGTTTTAGACTTCCAGAAGATTTTATAGATAAATATGTTTCTGCTCCAAGCCCTTTTGGGTTTAAGGATGCAGCAGAAAACTCTTTAGGAGAGATTACATTTATCCGTACTTATTCTCGCATGAAGGATGATGGAACTAAGGAAAGATGGCATGAAGTTTGTCGTCGAGTAATCGAGGGTATGTACTCAGTACAAAAGAATCATGCTAAAGAAAATCGTTTACCATGGAATGATTACAAGGCTCAGAAGTCTGCACAAGAAGCATTCCAAAGAATGTTTGAATTAAAGTGGACACCGCCAGGACGAGGCATGTGGGCTTTTGGAACTCCTATGGTAATGGAGAAAAAGAATTCAGCAGCACTACAGAATTGTGCAATGGTATCTACAAAGGACCTTGACAAGAATGATCCAGGAGCCTTATTTGCTTGGGTTATGGACGCTCTTATGCTTGGAATTGGTGTAGGGTTTGATACAGTAGGACAGGATAAGCATTTCTCAATCTATTCCCCAACAGAGCCTGAACAGGTGTTCGAAATTCCAGACACTCGTGAAGGATGGGTAGAGTCGGTTAGACTTCTCATTAACTCTTACCTAAGAGCAAATCAAAGTATTCAGAAATTTAACTACGATCTAATTAGACCTCTTGGAGCGCCCATAAAGGGCTTTGGAGGCGTTGCATCAGGACCTGCACCTCTTATCAAGTTGCACGACTATATAGACCGTGTAATAGGCTCCAGGGTAGGTGAAACACTAGACTCTCGTGCTATCGTAGACCTAGTAAACCTTATTGGTACCTGTGTGGTATCAGGTAACGTAAGACGTTCAGCAACTCTTGCTTTGGGTAATGCAGGAGACGAAACATTTATGAATCTAAAGAATTCAGAACTGTTCCCAGAGCGTAACTCTTTTGACCCAGATAATCCAGGTTGGGCTTGGATGTCTAATAATTCTATTTCAGCAGAAGTAGGAACAAAGTACGAAGACTATGTAGATTTAGTTACAGAAAACGGAGAACCAGGTTTTATCTGGCTTGATGTTGCTCGTAATTATGGCAGACTAAAGGATGCGCCAGATGGAAAAGACTATCGTGTGATGGGCTTTAATCCCTGTGCGGAGCAGCCATTAGAATCATACGAATTATGTACACTTGTAGAAGTGCACTTGAATCGTCATGAATCTAAGGAGGACTTCCTGCGTACCCTGAAGTTTGCATACCTATATGGAAAGACCGTAACACTTGTTCCAACACACTGGCCACAAACAAACGGCATCATGCAGCGTAATCGTCGTATTGGTACATCACTTACTGGTATTGCATCATTTGCAGATCAAAAAGGCTTGCCAACCGTTCGTGAATGGATGGATGAAGGATACAACAAGATCCGTCACTATGATCACCAGTATTCTGAATGGCTATGTGTTCGTGAATCAATTCGTGTAACTACAGTTAAGCCATCAGGATCAGTTTCAATTCTTTCTGGTGCAACTCCTGGAGTTCACTGGGGACCTGGAGGAAACTTTTTCCTTCGTGCAGTTAGATTTGGAACTACAGATCCAATGATTCATTTGTTTAAAGCAGCAGGGTACACAATTGAAGATGACGTGGTATCAGCAAACACATCAGTAGTTTACTTCCCAATTAAATCAGGTCACCCACGATCTGAAAAGGATGTAACATTATTTGAAAAGATTGCTCTTGCAGCAACTGCCCAAAAGTATTGGTCTGACAATGGTGTTTCTGTAACCCTCTCATTTGACAAGGAAACAGAATCAAAGCATATTGTTCCAGCACTTAATATGTACGAGGGACAATTAAAGGCAGTCTCATTCCTTCCAATGGGAAACACAGTTTATCCACAGCAACCTTATTCTCAGATTACTGAGGAGGAG